GATGCTGTTTCTTGCAAGTTCATAACAAGAAGCTCAGTAGCTGATTTAAAAGCTGCCTTTGATCCAGAAGCCGCTTTTGCCGCAGCTTCGTAATCCATTTGACCACGCACAATAATTTGATTCGCGTCAACAGATGCTTCTTTTAATTGAGCAGCAATTGAATCGTTAAGAGTAGAAACTCCAGCTCCAGCGGCTAGATAAGTGACACCAGCTTCGTTGGTCAAAATGACTGGAAAGTTATAAGACTTACCAATTTTTTCTGAGGTTTCGAATTTGATTTTCTTCTGAAGTATTGAAACCTCAGGGATTGCATTAACTGGACCTTCTCCATAAACTGTTTTAAACATACCGTCCATAGTTGTAGTAGTGTTTTGTTGTGCCATTATTACCTCACAAGTAATTAAAGATTATAGGTTTAGATTTTGTTTTAAAATGCTTAGATTGATTAGTCTGGTATTGACTCTCAATAATAGAATCAAGCCGTCAAAAAGATTGAGCCTGGGATTGACTCTAGATGACGACCTATAAAGACATGATTATTTATTTATAAATAGAATACAATTACTTTTTTTTACTTCTCAGAACGAATTTTCTCGGCTATCTCTTGATGCCATTCTTCGGGAGTTTGATATTGCCTAGTTTTCCCTCTAGGGACATTAGAACTTTGATAAATAGGTTTAGTTTGTGATCCACCCAATTGCTTTTTCTTAAATTGTTCGACGTCATGCTTCCTTAGCTTTTTGATTGCATCTGCACCAAGCAGATTAATCAAGCTCTCTGCACTTGATTCTTTTGATAAAGATGAAACATATGCTAAGGCTTCTTTTTTCATCTCATCGGCAAGATCATCGGCATCAAGATCTAAACCTAACTGTAAGTTCTGTCGAAGTAAATAAGCCATCCTCTTTGCCATCTCAGGCGTTTTAGGTAAGCCTGTTTTATCAAGAGCGCTAATTATAGTTTTCTGATATTCTTGAGCATATCTATTTTCAACTTCAGACTGCTCTTGTTTAGTCTTATTTTCATTGAATTCTTTTTCTTGTCGCTCATACTGTTCAAGTCGAGTTTTCATCTCATTAAATTGACGCTGCTCAGGCGTCATCATTTCATTCTGCATTTTCTCTAGTAATAATTGCTCAGCAAGCTCGTACCCTTTTGGCCCAAGCCGCTTCAATACACTTGCTGGATCTGATTCGAATTGTTGGATGATCTCAAAAGCTTTTCTTTTTTGATCTTGAGCTTCTCCCATTCTTTTTTTCGCAGCACGGGCGAGCTGTATATCTTTTTTTAATTGTTCTAAATTAGATAAATCATAATCCTCTTCGAACTCTTCGCCGTCGACTTTCATCTGAAGCTTACGAATCATCGATTGAACTTTTGATGGATCAATATCTTTTATCTCATCTGAAGCCTCAATAGATTCAACATTTTGATCAACTTGCTCAGACTCTGTGTTTTCAATACTACTTTCGTTTTCTGACATCGATAATCCTTTTATTGTAATTGTGGTGGCTGAGCTGGTGTAGGTAAAGCAACACCTTGGTCTTGAATATTATTAGCTTGCATAAGATCAGGGTTAACCATCTCTTGAGGCTGTTGAGCGAATGATGTTTGTTTCAGCATCGCCGCCATCTGAGGAGTCATCGTCTCGGCTAATCCTATGTGCTCTTGAATATGAGCTAAGACATTGTTAACAATATCAGGATTTTTTCTAGCCTCTAAATTATTCAATACGCAAGTATGCTCTAAAACGTGAATAGCGTGATCATCTGTTAATATCGCTTGGACCTCTTGGCTTGTCATTAGCGCTTCGTTTTCAGCTCTAGTGATGTGTTGTCGTGAACGATCGTGCTCATAAAGGGGCTCAAGTATACCAGTCGTTAACACTGATAAATATTGGTCAGGAGTAGATATCATTCCAGGCGTTTGTAACAAATTATTAGCGATCTCAATCCGACCAGCTCCGGTTTTAGTTAACGGGTTAGCTGAGTCAACAACGACTCGATTGATTCCTTTTAGATCTGATCCTTTAAAGTACTTCATTAGTGGTGCTTTTGTTTTTCCGGAAATTATAGCAAGTCTTGGCTCTTCTGCGAATTCTTGAAGCAATTCAATGACGGCCGTCCCGACATCCTCTAACAATTGAGTATGAGCAAGCTGTAGCCCATTATTAAATTGAATAGATTGTTGTTGAAGTAAAGCCATTGCCGTCCCCGACATATTAGCTGGAGCTTGGCCTCTCGATATGTCTGACACGTTAGATATCAATTGCATATAATTATTTATGATCTCATTAAAGCTATAAACCTCAGGAGATGTTCTTAATAAATCAAGTGGAGTGATTCCACCAACTTTCGGATCAAACTCGATGATTCGCATTCCATCACCGATATTGTTTACATTGATACCGCTGCCTTTTGGCATCTGAAAGTTTTGTACAGCATTAGCTGCCTGGTTTGTAAGGATTGAGCTGAATGTTAGATTGAGCGCATCTTGCAAAGGTAATAAATCAAACATATTCGAATGACCGAACGGCATATCTATCATGTCTGACGCGCTTATCTTAAATACATAAGGCTTCTTGTAAGGCATAGGTCCGTCGAATAAAATGCAATCTTTATCAACAACAACAACTAAGCGACCATTGGGAAGCGCTGGAGTTTTATCATGATACAATTTGTATATTGGTATTAGATCAGAATTAGACCTCATATCTTTAGACATATTATAAATATTTAAATCGTAGGCTGAGTTTTCAGCATTATCATTAGATGCACTTAATATCTTCTCACTTATGTCTGGATAAGTCGCAGCTAGATCAAACTTATTTTTGAAGTCTCGAACGATATGCCATTTGTGACTATAGCTATCACGTTTGCTTATATCACGAGCAACATCTAATATATGAAAGTTCTGTACTGAAATATCGCCTTCAAAAATTGTAGATTCTTTCCCGCCTTCATCAGAATCAACGGCTATCACTTCTCCCGCGTTAACATCCCAATCGACAACGACCCAACCTTCTCTTAAGATGAGAGCGAATTCAGTGGCTCTATTTAATTTTTGTTCTAAATGCTTTTCCCTCATGTAAAAATCAAGCAGCCCAGATCCGAGCTCAACACTTGCTTGCGATTCAAGATCTGAGTTGATGGCTCTCGGCTGCCATGCGGGACGTTGACTTGTGATCATCACATGAAGATTTCGATTCAAGCTTGCGTAGTTATTCACATTGATTGCTTTTAAAGACTTACCAACATCTTGAATTTCATGAGTACCATAATAAGCTTTATAGCTTTTTCTTAAAATTGCGATCGCTCCTATATCTGATAAGTGACGTCTAAATTCATTAAACTTTTCAATAATATTTCCAGCAATTTTTTCTTCGACTTCAGCCGCCCAGTATTTATCCATTAAAATCACCTCACCAATTAAATAATTCAGATAGTTTATTAATATTATTACTTTGATCAATATCTATGACTTGGTCAAATGATAAGCGCGTAGGAATAGGATTCGTGTTTTGATCAATGTTGCGAATCAAATACATAAGTGCTGCGATAGCATCGAAATGACCAAGCGTAGCTGACCTTCCAAAACCTGATCTTGATTCGTTCCAAAATCCAAACAAAATAGATTCACTAAGCATAGGGCAATGTTCTGATATCTCAATTCTATTATTCGAAAACCAAATTCGCATCTCATTAACCATTGCCTCTAGGCTATCTTTCCCCGTCGGTATAAAATGACAGTCGTGTAAATATACAAGATCTTGAAGTAGTAAGAGATTATTATTATCAGAGACCCGGCGATAAGGAGTATCTTCTTTCCATAGCTCAACCTCTATTTTCTTAATCCCTTCAGATAAGACCGGAGTAGTCATTTTAGGACCATTAATTGAAAATTCTCTTTCGATGCATAGTTTGGCTCTTTTAAAATCATAGTAGCCGAATAAAACAAAGGTAAGATCTTTTGTACCAATATCCATCGCGACGTACTTATGATAAAACTTATAGTTTTCATCATAGCTTATTTTATTTTTTGAACTAGACGCCTCTGGGATTATGGCATAATCTGAATCAACTATAATTTCGTTTAAATACTCTCTTAGCCAAGCAGTCGAATCTTTCCCGCCTGTTTCTTTACAGAATTCTGCAATCGTATCTTTATCAAACCCGCCGTCATGAATAGTGTGACTAGAGTAAAACCCTTCGAGCTTAGCTTGATGTATATATTCAACAAACTCATGAGCCGGACTTACTGGGCTAGAGCTTGCCATTAACAGCATCGATCCTTTTACGGTCAAAAGTTGAGGCATCAAAACTGAATCGATAAGATAAGACAAGTTATCAATAAAAGCAGCTTCATCAACAACACATAGATCAGCTGCCGTACCTCGGAGGTCATCTTCATGGCCACCATTGCAGCCAGCGATATGAATCATCGATCCTCCAGGGATAATATAAGCGCCTTCTTGTGAATTCCACTTTGGTCTATATTCTTTTTTAATTGTTTTAAAGATCTCTTTGAAAATTGGGTGAACCATCTTTCTTACAGCTTTTTGGCTTACCGATGCATATCTAATTTGAGCATTATCTTTTGAGTAAGCTACACAACAACTAATCACGATAAGCAGAAACGTCTTACCAAGTCGTCTCGCACAATGAATAATATATTTCCTAGATTTTGAATTAGAGTAAACCAATCCAAACATCTCTTTTTGAACGTCCTTAAGTAAAGAATATAGATACTTAATTATCTTAGTTCTTACTTCTTGGTTCAAACACTCTCCCTATTCTCTTATACCCATTGCATAATAGATAATATCTATTTATCCCTACAAGCCACAAAGTACGGTCAAATGGTTTTGATATGAAGGACCCATCGTTACAATACTCAGGTCTAAGTCTGAAAATATTCTCACCATTAAACCAAAGCTCAATGTCCATTGACTAAGCTCCTTTGACTAACTTAAGAACATTTATTTGATCGTGAATATCATTTAATTTATCAGTAAGTATCTTACGCTCAGATCGTTCAACATCAGTCTGCCCCAATAATTGTTTACCCATCCAAATAAGAAGTGTGGCGTTACCACTAAGAGCGACTTTCACCTGTTTATCAAAAAGTTTTATTCGAGTTTCATCAAGTTTTTTGTCTCTGTATTCGACAAATGTTGAGTCATACCGCTCCCTAATTCTGCGCTCAACAGTCTTCTCCATGGCTCTAATAGTCTTTATGTTTACTGTTATTGAAGGATCAACAGCACGCTCTTTTTCAATTAGTCTTTCACAAAGAAAATACAGTGTAGTATTTAGAGTACAGAGCGAGTCGACAAGTATCCAATCCATATCTTTACGAGGCCGTCCCATTATTTTGCTCATGTAATACTCACTTTCTTATTTATGAATTCTGAAATTATTTCGTAAGCTAAGGCATTCCCGTAAATCCTCTCCTTAACTTCATTTTTCTGAGTAGACGAAAATGATGATCTATGTTTAAATTCTTTGATTATTTTAAATCGTGAATCATCAATATTGTATTCTGAGATAAAGACAGGATTATTCTGTGAAGACGCCCAATCAAAAAACTTATCGTGACTGAATTTGTTTCCATAGTCAGCAGTTGCCCGGTAAGGGATATCGCAATAAATAACTGAGTTTTCTTTTATCTCTACTTGTTCGTAAGACTTGTTTGTGAAGTGAGGTTGCTGAAGTCGCTGAAGTCGCTGAAGTCGCTCAAGTCGCTCAAGTTGCTGAAGTCGCTCAAGTTGCTGAAGATTAATCCTGCTACAAGCTAATTGTCTCGTCGCGTATAATCGTTTGCCCGTAATAGTTAATTTATTGGGCCATGATCCTATCTTAAAATTCTCTCTTATAAAGTCATCAAACTCGTCGAAAATAATAGCTTGATGCAAGCTGCGCTTTTGAGATTCAATGTCTCTCCCAAAAATATATCCGTTTCCACCGTTACAAAAAGACCAAATAATTTTAATATATGCATTAGATTCTTTCTCAGCCATAAATCTTTCACGAGTTATCCATTCAGGTTTAAAAACATCGTAATTGTATTTACCTTCAATCGCATCTTGTATTAGTTCACACAACCCTGGTCGTAATTCGTTATAGTGAAACGTCTTGTAAGATTTTGATCGATGCTTAATCATGTAATGAGAGACTGAAAACCCACCTCCGAATAAATCATAGAAGTGATCAGCATTAGGGAAGAAGCGAGCGATCTTTTCGACTAGATGAGTCTTGCTTCCTTGATACGACATTCCGTAACGCTCTCTATCCTCTTTTAATAAGATCAAAGCGATCCTCCACAATGAGGGCATTCTTTTTTCTTTTTCGAAGGATCATCGTCATCAAGATTTGGATCAAAATCTTTATCATTTAGATCAAGAGTGTAATTCTTAATCCCAAGATCATCGAGATTAAAATTAGGACCTAAGTCTAGTACTCTTTTATTTATTGATCCAAGATCTAGCTCAGCCCAAAGACTAATAGCGTTATCTGAAACAACAAAAGCATAGAATTGTTCATCGCTATCAAACTTTTGGTAAACCACGGGGAATTGTTTTATCCCAGCTTTAATCGCAGCGAGTTTTCTGCCATGCCCAGCTGCTATCACGCCTCTATCTGGATCGACTATAATTGGGTGCCTTATGCCTTGATATTTATAGATATCAGCTAGTCGCTCGATCTGATCATTGCCGTGCTTGTTCGGATTATTCTGATAGTCTTTAATTAATTTAGGATCAACGAGCGCATCATACAAGCAATGAATACTAATCTTAGTTTTCACGAGAGACCGCCAGTCTTTAAATTATTCCAAAGAATCTTTTCAAGTTCAACGATAATAAATGCCATAGAGTTTTTCTTTTATACCAAGGGTTTTTAAGTTCTAAAGATAGATCAGCAAGAACAGCTCTTGGGACTTCGCTATCGTCTAAAAATAACTTATGTTTATAAACAAGATGCTGATATTCAGGCCTCGATTTTGGCATTAGTACAATGTCCTCGCCGATACCAATGAATATCCAATAATCAAGTTCATCGTAAAGTCGCTTTACAGAAAGGCTACTAAACAAAATTACCTCATTGATTGATTAATTTTAATCGCGCTTATCTCATATCGTAATTCAGCTAATTCTTTGTTTATAAGATCGGATTGAAGAGGCTTAGCCCTAAGAATTTCATCTCTATAAATAGCTATAGAAAAAGATGCAAGCGAAACCATAATCATAATATTGAATGGGAATATCATACTTATGATAACGCTTGCAGCTAAAGATAAATAAGCTAAGGCATAAATACCGTCAATAAAATTATCTTGATCTATGATTTTAAGTCTTCTCATCATATCCCAAAAATAGATCTAAGACGACAAGTCACTTGGTCTTTAAAAATTGCAAAGACATCGGGATCAGAGACCGAAACCACTTTTGATTTTGATTCTAGAACAGACAAAGGAATTTCAAATTCTGTAAAGCAAAACCAGCCCTCTTTTTTGTGAGGCATTATGACTCTAACATAGGTTTCTTCTTTTTGGTTAGGCATTATGACTCTAACATAGGTTTCTTCTTTTTCTTTACTAAGTTTTTGTCTCTTCAATTTTTTCATCCTTAGGTTCTAGCGCATCAATACTTTTTTTTACTGTTTCTGCAATAATTTTACAAAATGAAATAAGTTCTTTCACTCCATCAAACTCTTCTGCGTAAAATTGAACCCTTTGACTTAAAATTTGAGCCATTGTGATATAATAGTCATGAGTTTTCTTTAGTGTATCAATTTGTTCTTTATTAACAGATTCTTCGTCACGAGTATCTAGCATAGACTACTTCTTAGCTTTTTTTACTGGTTTTTTTACTGTTTTCTTAACGAGTTTCTTTGCTGTCTTCTTTTTCGCGCAAGCCATGTCATCCCCTTTTATTTAGTTAATAAAGAGATTAACGCATAGAATGATTATGGATGCAATAGATTACAGTTTGTTACAATCAATTACTTTTTCGATCATTACTCTCTCATCAACAAAAAATACTAATTCAATATTTTTTGATCCGATCTTTTTCACGATTAAAGAGCATGGACCGTCAACGATCACCTCTTGTCCTTCTTTTACAGTTGTACACCATCTTTTTTTATACTCAGTTTTTGATTTCATATCATCAACAGATGCAATCATCTCTGTTAATATAGCTCTTGTTTTCTTTAATACGGAAGGTCTACTATAATTGTTATTCATCCCAGCTCGCTTTTTCAATTGTAACATCAACAGAAGAGTAATTTTTATCCCAAAACTTTTTTATCGCGCTTATCTCAATAATATATTTATCATCTATTTCAACAAGCTTAGACACGGCGTCAAGACAAGACTTTAATCGATTATCTAAATCATTTTTTTTAGGTTCACCTTTTTTTGTTAATAGTTTAGACTTCTCCCAGTTTAAAATAACTGATACTTTAAGCATGAATCCTTTTTGAATTAACTCTCTAAGTTCTATCTTATAACTAACAAGTTTATTCTTGTTTCTTAGGCTCCATATCTGAATTTCACGATCGTATAATCTAGCTTCGTTAGACTTTATTAGTCGACCACGTGAGGGAATTAGACGATGATTACTGCTTGATGGCATGGGTAAGTTATCTAATTTAATCACGACGACAACGACACCGACCGCGACAACGACCCCAGACGCGGCAGCGGAAGCGACCACGACCGCGACCGAGAAAACGACATCGACCACGACCCTGACAACGACACCGACCGCGAAAACGATCTATTATAATTAACTCTTAGCATTGCTTGATTCATATGTACGACCGCGACCGAGACCACGACCACGACATCGATCGCGACCGAGAAAACGACCACGACCGCGACGCCGACCACGACCGCGACCGAGAAAACGACATCGACCGCGACCGCGACTGCGAACGCGACTGAGACCACGACCCTGACAACGACACCGACCGCGAAAACGATCTATTATAATTAACTCTTAGCATTGCTTGATTCATATGTACGACCACGACAGAGATCGCGACTGAGAACGCAACCCCGATACGGTAACAGACCAAGATCGATACCAAGGTTGAGAAATCGACCACGACATCGACCACGACATAGACCTCGAACGCGACGCAGACCACGACCGCGACTGCGAACGCGACTGAGACCGCGAACGCGACAACGATCTATAATAATTAACTCTTAGCATTGCTTGATTCATATGTACGACCTCGATTTCGACCGCGACTTATCGTAATTAGCTCCTAATATTGATTGAGTCATATATTATTTTTGAATCAACT